GCATCGTAACTTTGCATCAATTCAAATAACTCTTGGTCACGTTTAGAATTAGTTGATTTTTGTAATAAATTATATTGCTCGTCTTCTAACTTTATTCGCTCTTCATTTTTTTTAACTAAAGCTTCATATTCTATTTTGTCATATTTATCCGTAATACCTTGTAAATCCTTTTGTAAATTATCGTCTATTAATTTTTGCGCATCAGCTAATTGTTGAGCGTCTACAATTTTATCCTTTGAACTTTTAAGTAAATCTTCTTTGTCACGCTTTGCTTTTTCTTCAGCTATTGCTTTTTCTTTAGCTTCGCCTTCACTCATTAAAGCTAAACGTTGGTCAATTAATTGACGTTCTAAATCAAGTGTTTCTTTTGCCGCTGCTTTTTCGGTGTTAACGCTGCCTTTTGCGGCTTCTTTATCAATATTTTTTATTTGTATTTTAAACGCGGCTTGTTGGTCTATTAATTCCGTTAATTTATCTTCAGCGGCTTTTATTGCTGCGTCACCTTCATTTGCAGTTGCTACGGGATCAAATACTAAATTTGCTAAATAATTTGTCATATCAGCGCGCAGGCTTAAACTTTTATCAATTGCACCGATATAAGCCAACCCTTCAGAAACAGCATCAATAGTTCCTAAAATAGTTTGAATAGGTATCGTAATAAACATTATAATCCCTTCAAGTATTTCTTTATTTCTTTTTGCTGCTTCTACTTGTGCTATTTTAGTGGCTTTTTGATTTGCTACGTTTATTTTAGCGTTTTGAATTGCAGTATCTAAAGCAGCTACTTTTAAATTAAGTATGTCTTTTTCGCTTTTACCTTGTAGCTTTAAAATGTTGTCTTGTTTGTTTAGGGCGTTAACTTTATCTTCACTTGCTTTTAAATTTGCGCTCGTCTTTTTGTTTAGTTTTTCTTGTTCAGCACTAACACCGCTTACCGCTCCTTTTATGTCATCCCAATATGCAACTACCGTACCTAAAGCAACTACAAACGCACCAATACCAGTAGAAAGTAAACCAGTTTTAATTCCTTTTAAAGCGTCACCCGCTTTTTTCCCTAAAACTGAAAACGAATCCGCAGCTTCCATAACGCCGTTTATACCTTGCGTTAAAGCCATTACGGACTGTACTCGTAATAACGCCTCTTCAACTTTCTCACTTTCTACACCTATCAATGCTAAACCACCTTCGAACGCTTGAAAGCCATTCATTACGCCGTTAATAGCGCCCTCAACCGCCGTAAATTTAGCATCAGGATTAAAGCCAGCTATTAAGTCCTTACTAAATTCAATTTGGTCTTTTAATTCCGCAGCCGCTTTAGCAGCCTTAACCGCTTGCTCCGAAGTTTCACCGTATTGTTGTGAAAGCTTTTGTAATTCTTGTACGGCTTCGCGATATTGTTGTTTTAATGACTTACTATTGTCTTGTATTTCTAATTCTATTGTCCGTTTTTCTGCCATTGTTTACGCTTTTTTTGATTATAAACTTTTTTAATATCGTCTGTTAGTTCGTGTTTTCCTTTTGCCACGTCTACAATTTCACTTACCCCAAAGAAATTATCGCTTTTAAGTAGTTCTAAAATTAGTTGTATCATTCTTGTAATATTGTTATTTGATTTGCCACTTGTTGCCCGTTGCCTAAAGTGTAAGTAACCGTTAAAATTATAACTTGCGTGCTTGAATTTTCAGTTATTAAGTTTTGAAATTCTTCAGTAATTAAGCTATCCGAGTTTTCGGCTAATATGTTTTGCGGTGAATTCGTGTTTTCAGGAATACAAACCGTAATAGATTGACTACTTGTTATTGTACTCGGGGTAATTGTAACACCGCCAAACGTTGTTGTTATATCAGCACTAACCGCACCGTTCACAAACGTAATCGGAACGTCTAAACATTGTGCGTCAAAACTTGGCACTAAAGGTCTACCGCTTGTAATTGGTCGAAAGTCTAAATACAAACTAAAGTCAACTTGTCCAGTACTTAGGTTGCTTTTCATTTCGTTTATTATATAGCGTTTATCTCTTATAATAAGACGATCATTTAATTGAAGGTTCGTAAGTAAAGAAACAGGTAAATTCGTCTTTACGTGAACCAGCCTATTCTTAAGGTTGAACAAATTAATTAAATACGAAAAATAATATTCAGCGAATAAGCCTTGTTGAATTGTTTCTAAATGAATTATAGAATTATCAGCACCGAAATTTAAACTATATTTCGTGTTTTGATATGTAAGGTCTTGACCAAATAAAGCGAACGTATCAATGTTTAAATGCGTTGCTCCAGTATAGAATTTAATATCATGTGGCAAAGGGTCACTTTCACCGTACAAATAAAGTAATATAGGCTTCGGCGTGTACGCTTGAAAATTCTCGTTTAACGTATAACCGAAAATAGCGTAATTACCTGAATTATCTATTGACCTTTGAAACAATAAATTTTCAAAAGGAACTTCAATTGTGTATTCGTCGCCGTCGTAATTGTATTGATATTCTAAATCTCCGTATTGTTGGTTATATGTTTTAAAATAATTCTTGTTTGCAAAGGACTCACTTTGTTGGTATTTAAAAGCTATTTTTTTATATAACTTAATACGTTCAATATCAATTGAATCTACATCCGTGTATTGCGTAATATCTACAATAGCGCCTTGTGAATACCAATCTTCTAAAGGTAGTATTTCAAAAGTGTTTACATCAGTAGCTACGCACGTACAATTAAACTCTTTTAACACGCCCGAAAAGAAGTCACTAACTTTTATATCGGGTAAAACGTTATTTATATTTACGTTACCTGAAAGCGAAGTTGTAACCGTACTCATTTGAGCGTAATTAATTACACCGTTGTTTCCGTTTATTTGGTAGATAATATTCATATCTACATCCATTATTGCATCAGCACGTAATTGAAAAGTTACGTCCGTATCCAAGCCACTTGTATTTATAAAAGTTACATTTCCGAAAACTCCCGTCGTAGTACCTTGCACAGTTTGATAGTAATTACCGTCTTGAAAAATATCAATGTACCATGTACCCGCAACCGATTGACTTAAAATATCAAAGCTTATAATGTGTGCATAAACTCCAGAAAGTTCTTCAATGTTTATTTTGCTTCCGTATATATCTACGTAATTCGCGGGGTTCGGTAAACTCGGATCAACTACCGTTGCCGTTATTTGGTCAATATCAATAGTACTTGCTTCACTTATCCAAGTGTATTCCGTTGTATTTTTGCCGTATAAAAAAACTTCGTTAAACCTTGTATCACTTAAAAACGTTCCCGTAAAAGTAACGCCGTAATCATTTGCAATAGCTTGAAATAACCTACTTATTTTTATAGCTGGAAATAATTCATCGTAATGTATTGCGTGCGCATTGTTTGTTACGTCTTCAGTACCGTGGTGGTATTGCCATAATCTGCTACTTGCAATTAAAGGATACCTAACGCTGTAATCCGTTGTTAAGTCCGTTATTCTATTGTAAATTTCCGTAGCGCTAAATGTAAATTCGTAGGCGCTTAAATCTAATGTATTTAATTTATCTTCACCGAATAAATCTTTTAGCGTTCGTATTTCACCGTAAAAAGTTATTTGATAGTTTTCAGGTAAGCCATTTTTTATATTCGCCTTTTCAATTGATATTTTACCACGTCTAAAAGTAGTTAAGTCAATTTCTAATAATGCGCTCCTACGAATATTGTAATCGAATAACGTAGTAGGGTCTAACGGATCACCAATATCGGATTGGTAAAAATGTTTGAATATTTTATTATTAACCGTTGAAGCGGGAACGGTAAAGCTTTGCGAAAAGTCCGTAAATACTTTTGAAATATCGCTAATATTTTGAACGCTCGAAGTAACATTAATTTGTTCGTCTTCAAATAGTTCAACCTTTTGACCTTCAATATAAAGTTGTACTTGCCTCATATTACGTTGTTTATTGCATTGAAAGCAAAGTCAAACTCTAAAGTATAGTTAATCATTTTTTGATTTATGTTTTTGAATAACTCGGTTTGCTTCGTGTTAATTTTAGCGGGTAAACTATTTAACAATATTCGTTCGCTTGCCATCAGCTGTTCAAGTAAATCATTGTAGCTTTCAGTTACCCAGTCCGTATTAACTTTTATGCTTCTTTTTGCCGTTGTGTTAAACACCTTTCTTTGACCTTCTAACGTATTGTAATTCGGGAACGTGCTTTGCATTAAATTGTATTCTGTGTTTTCAACGCTAAATATATCGTTACTCGCAGCGAAGAAATACGTTCTTTGCCAGCATCCATAACGGTTTACAAAGTCGCATAAAACGGGCGTGTATCTACAAAGTTCAAACGGTTTGAAATAACCAGTCCAAACGGTAACATCACTACCTAAAATATTTATAATTATTTCTAACTTATTCCCAGCAGCATAATAATTTTCATATACCCTCGGTACGTCTAAAATTGAATTGTTTGTTAAATTTTGCGTGAATGTAGCAGCCGTTACCAGGTTGGTATATTTCGCTTTATACGTTGTCAAAGTTTTAACCATTATATGACCCGCCCTTCTACTTGAATTTGAACTTGGACTTGTGCCATCGTAGTAATAAAAAAACGTTCCTTCGTCGTGTAGTATATCATAAACAGGCGAATAATTACTACCGTTTTCGTACCAACCGAAACCGTCATAAGCAACGTATGAATTTGTACTTAATAAGGTATATGTGCCGCTGTCTAATTTGTACCTTTTCAATTGAACGTTGCACCATTGACTTGTGTCGGTTGCGGTAAAAGTATTATAAACTTCTTGCCTTGTATTCCACGTAATGTACTCACGAATATACGGACTTACATTATAATACGTCTTTACGTTGTTTGAAGCGGGTATTAATTTACTCAAAGTGTACGTAGGGGTTGCGGGTGCGCTTCCCGTACCGTTCCAAATAAACACTTCTAATTTAGAACCGTCTTGTCCAGTTTCGGATATTTCTACTATATAAGGCGAACGTGCAAAAATACTCATTTTTTAGTCTTTAAATTTTCATCTAATATTTGTGTTAAAAGCTTTTCAGCGTCTAAACCGTACTTATCTATTAACGTGTCGGGTAGTGTTTTGTAGGCGGCTTCAAATGGCTTGGTAAAAAATAGGCTCGGTTTTATTCCTTTGAAATAAATACTTCGTGCAATTAAGAATTGAATACTTTTTTTAAAGCCCGCAGCAGAAACAGAACGAGCAGCAAATTTACCGTTGTTACGTGGTGCTAAACCTTTACGAACTATCCATTTATCCAGCTTACTTGGTGGCGGCATTTTATCCTTGTACGAATAAGGCGAACCGTGTTTTACTCGTTTACCGTCAACCCCTTTGTCTTGAAAGTTACCGTACGGTTCCATCTCGAAATAAATACCTATTGAATTAGGCATTTCCTTTACTTCGCCTTGTATTGAATTCGATAATTTACCACTTGAATTTTTACCCATCTTTTGTAAATTGGCTTTCGCTTCAGCAACTACTAAATCACGAAACTTTTCAAGCGCCTTTAATCTTTCACTCATTAACAAACGGTCATTTCATTAGGAACTAAAATATCGAATGTCATAGTCCAGCCAGCTAAATAGTTTTCGAACCTTTCAGCGAACGCTTCTAATGTAGGATTACCGTCTACTTGAAAAGCATCAGTAAATAAGTCACCTCTACGTAGTTCTTCGTATAGCCTATTCAATACTGAAAGCATAGTATTAAGTACGTAAATCTCATTATCGTTACCGTCAAATATATTTGTGTCTTCGTCTTTTGACTTGTTTACAATATCCATTGCCATAATGCTTACGTTAAAACGAATTATATTGCTTTCAAACGTTGCGTTGTTTACTATAATATGACACAAAGGAAAAATAGTTTGTTTAGCCAAGTCAACCGCAAAAATATCGCCTTGCGTTACCGTGTTAATAAACGGATCGTTTTCTAAATTGCTTTTAAGCGTGTCGAGTATCGTGTAATAATTAGCCATTTTTTGTCATTCTTTTAATTTCCCTTTCTTCTATTTCTCGTTTTTGCTTTTCGTAAGTAAGCCATGTAAGACACTTTCGAACTCCCAGTCGGGTAACTTCATCAAATTTTGTAAGGTCGCCTTGAGCAATTGCATAGATTGAATTATACCATCCCCATCTTTTATTAAATTGCGCTCTTTCGCTGTAGTCATTAACTTCTTGTTCGTCTTCATCTGGTTCTCCAAATAAGTAAGCGTATGTTGTACTAAGTCGTTTCCTAAACTCGAAAAAAAAACCGTTGCGCCCATGACAACATTTAACGGTGCGTACTTCATCAGCTCCGAAAATTCATCCGTTCCCGTGTATTCAAATATCTCGTAACGCTCTTTGTGTTTCTTTGTGATAGGTCGGTACATTACCGCCATGGCTTTGTGAAAAGTTTCTACGTTTGAAATATTACTTTCTAAATCAATGTATTCTCCGAAACTCATATCTTCTAAATTAGGAATGAAACCGAATTCAGTATCTTGAATTTTAAACGTAGCTTGAAACTTAGGCTTCGCTTTAAATATTTCGTTTAAATGTACAGTTAACTCTTTAACGTCACTCCATTTTACCTTAACAACGTCTTTCATTTGTAAGCCGCAAAATATTTCGATAGTCTTTTGACCTATAAATTCCTCGTCATTCGACTTTTCAACCAACCGCATAAATTCTTGGTAGCTCTTTAACGGTATTTCACTTAATGAAGTAGGGATTACAATTTCTGTTTTCATTCTATATATTAACTTTTAATTCGTGTTTTTGTAGTTTGTAAATATAATTCACACTATTTGCATACTTGAACAGGTGCAAAATATTATTTATTTACCAAATGTGATACTTACCGTAGTTACTATTCATTCCTAACGTTTCCATTTCGTGGTATCGTAGCGCATCAATACCATGATTATTTGTGTCAATCGGTTTGTTTAAGCGTGTGCCTTGCTTATCAGTATCCCAGCAATAGGCCCGAAGTTCTTTAATTAAGTTCGTGCTATTTGAAGTAACTAAATATTCATTACGTTGCATAACATCTATTCCGTAGTTTATTGAATCCTTGCCCTTTGTAACGCCTTTAATTGTTATTCCGTAGCGTTTTATTTCTTCAATGCTTTTCGGTTCGCTTGAATCAGCGTAAACGGGTACGTGTTTCGGTAGTGCGTTTGCAATATCACTATTTAACATTCCCGTTTGATACTTCAATTCGTTTATTATTCTGGTACCGTTGTAATTGTATATTTCTATTATTGCCGTAGGGTCATTCGTGTAACCA